AGCATAGGAGCATAGCATGGCATCATTTAAAAATTTAGTTAGCACAACATCCGCACAAATATCATCTGGTGGTACAATCACAGGAGATTTAGTGATCAATGGAGATCTCCAGGTTGATGGCGGTGGATCACTTAGCTTTGATGAAATAGTACAAGGTACATCGCAAGTTAAAGTTACAGACACATCTGCATTTTTAGTTGAGAAGGCTGATGGAACAGATGTATTTGTAGTAGATACCACAAATTCTAGAGTTAAGATAGACGGAAATTTAGGTATAGGAGACACACCACACGCTTCAAGAAAGCTTGTAATTACTGGAACTAATACTACCAATGCAACTGCCGCTTTTTATACAAATGCAGTACATACAGGAACAACAGACAATGCAGTTTTTTCAGTTAGGTCAGATAATGCTAGTGCATCTGGAACTGTTGTAAATATACATAATGATGGTTCTGGAGCTTGTCTAAATATAAATAGTAATGGTAGTGGCCCAGCATTGATTACAGATGCAAGTGTAGGTATCGGTGGAACGCCTACAAAAACTTTAACAGTTCAAGGTGCAAGTGGTCAAATTGCTAATATTACTAATGGAAGTAATAATTTAGTAATGTATGTAGACAACTCAAATGTTCAGATTGCAAACAATACATCTTTGGCTGGTGCTGAAAAAATAAATATGTCTACTGCAAATGAAGCTATTGAGTTTTATACAGATGGTACTGAAAGAGCAAGAATTACTTCTACAGGATTAGGTATTGGTGGAACTCCATCAGATGATTTGCACGTTATTAACTCTGACAATGTATATTTACAATTAGAGTCAAGCAATGCAGGAACGACAAAAGAATCTGCTATAAAATATTCTAATTTTAGCACAGGAAGTAATTTTTGGTGGGTTGGATTAAATCAATCAGATGATTACTCACTTGCTTATGGAACTTCTTTTAGTGGTTCAAATACAATGTTTTTAGTTACTGAAACAGGCAATATTGGTGTGGGAACCACAAGCCCCACAGCATCAAAACTATCTTTAAGTCATACAAACGATACAGATTACGACTCCTATAAAAGTAATTTGGGAGGAACAGCATCAACCCATCATGTTGCTGATATTAAAAATAGTTCTAATGAAGATAATTCAAATAAGCGATATGCACTTTTAAATTTTGCTTCTGGTTTTGGCAACAGTGCCACTGGTCAATCTATCATAGGTAACGTAGCTACAGGAAGTAAGCAAGGTAATTTCATCATAGGCACAAGAGGTGGCGATTCAAGCCCAACGGTGAGTGAAAAATTTAGAGTTACCCATGATGGAAATGTTGGAATCGGAACTGCAAGTCCAGCCACAAATGCAAAACTTCATGTTGTTGATGGTGCTGGAACTGCTCCTACTATGCATGCTGGCGATATGGTTGTTTTTCAAAACAATGACGATACATCAGATAACGCTGGAATAGTAGTTGTTTCTGGAACAGGCTCTGGAACATCTAATGGGTTATCTTATCTTACTTTTGGAGATTCAGCAGTAAAAAATCAAGGTGGAATGATTTATTATAATGGTAACGATTCTTTAGAAATTAGAACAAATGCAACATCAGCAATAAATATAGATTCAAGTCAAGGCGTTCAATTTGCTGGAAATGTAGGTATAGGAGATACACCACATACATCAAGAAAACTTGTAATAACAGGAACAAATACCACTAATGCGACTTCTTCTGTTTATACAAATGCAGTACATACAGGAACAACAGACAATGCAGTATTTTCAGTTAGGTCAGATAATGCAAGTGCATCTGGAACTGTTGTAAATATACATAACGATGGTTCTGGAGCTTGTTTAAATCTTAATAGCAATGGTAGTGGCCCAGCATTGGTTACAGATGCAAATGTTGGTATTGGTATGGCTCCCGCTTCTTCAGTTACTTTAGATATAAATATTAGTACAGATGCCAGAGGTTCATTTATGGATGGTATAAGTGAAATTGGTTCTGATTTCTTTGGATTAAATGTTACTAATTCCGCTGGAAATATTTTAAAACCAATGGGAATTAGAGCAGAAGATATAAGGCTTGTTACTGGTAGTGCTGAAAGAATGAGAGTTACAGACTCTGGAGTCGGTATTGGAACTTCAGCAGCAAGGCAACTCCATGTGCATGGAGCAGATGGAGGGCAAGTAGATGGATTGCATATTACTAATACTGATACAGGAGCAACTTCAAGTGATGGATTTACAATAGGATTAGATGCTAATGAAAATGCTTTTTTCTTTGGTAGAGAATCTGGAAAAAAGATAGAGTTTTATCCAAGTGGCACTAAAAGATTTAGTATTGATGACAACTCCAGAATCTCACTTAGTAATAATGATAGTGGTGGAACAGGAGGAACAGATAGCACAAGTGGAAATACCATTTTTGGATATTTGGCTGGTAGCAGTATTCAAGATACTTCTATAGATAATACTTACATAGGACATAAATCTGGAGCAAGTACCACAACAGCAGATAATAATGTCGCAATCGGAGCAAGAGCATTATTTAGCACAACTGTTGCTGGTAATTCAGTTGCAGTTGGTGAGTTATCTGGATATAGTGTAACAGATCACGGAAACAATGTTTTTGTAGGTCAAACTGCTGGATTCCACCAAACAGGAGAATCAAACGTCTTTATAGGTAAAGATGCTGGTTTAGGTTCAAGTGGGGATTCTGGGGATGATAATGTTGTAATTGGTAAGAGTGCAAGTTTATCTGGAGCTTCATCTGCTAATCAAACTGTAATAGGTAAAGGTGCAACAGGACAAGCAGATAATTCAGTAACACTTGGTAATAGTTCTGTTACCAAACTTTATATAGCACCCGGAAATACATCTGGTCAAACAATTACATTTAAAGATGATAGTGCAGAGTCTGGATTTATACAATATGACCATAGCGATGACCAAATGAAACTTGCTTCTAATAATGCTATTGCTATGCGGATATTTGATTCAGTTATTTTAATTGGAAGGTCATCTGCTGGTTCAACAGGTAATGGTCATAGTATAAGAACCGCAGATTCAGCAATTTTTAGCAGAGACTCTGCTGGTGAAACAATGCAAATATGTAGAAATGCAAGTGATGGGCAATTTATTCAGTTTAGATCAAATGGTACTATTGTAGGAGATATTAAAAATACTGGTGGAACTGTGAGTCTTACTGGTTTCTCAGGTTGCCATGAAAGTAGCAGTTCTGATACTTTAGAGGTAGGAACAGTGGTAAGCACAATAGACGAAGAGCATAGTGAAAATCACGCAAAAGTAGAAATTTCTAATTCAGTTGGAGATAAAAGAGTTTACGGAGTTGTATCTGATTTAGAAGGTTTAAACGGCAACAATGTTACAGTTGCATCAGTTGGAATATCATCAATTAAGGTTACTGGTTCTTGCAAAGGTGGAGATTTATTAGAAAGCAATGGGGATGGAACTGCTAAAGTGCAAAGTGATGACATCATAAGAAGTAAAACAATCGGAAAAGTAACAATGGGTAACTCAGATGAAGAGGTAAAATTAGTTAGCTGTGTTTTGTATTGTGGATAATAATTAACAAATAAGGAGTCAATAATGGCCAAAAAAGATAAACAAAATGGACCGATCTTGACACTCAACGATAAAGAGTATGACGTGAACAGAGATCTTAATGATGAACAAAAGCAAATCTATATGCATTTGAAGAATATCGATGACAAGATAAACAACAATAATTTTGTTCAACAGCAACTCTTAGTATCAAAAGACGGTTTTGTTCGCATGATGGAAGAAAGTCTTGCAAAAGAAGAGGCTGAAGCAAAATAATGCTAGTACGTCGATGCTCTCAAGGCAATGATATTGCGCTTTATAAAAACACAAAACCGGGTATGATAAAAACCGTGCAGCTGAAAAATAAAGATATGATTGAATTTACATACCCAAGTCCGGCGAAAGATTATTTTGTACTGATTGATGGTGAAATTGTAAAGCGCAGTGACAGTTTTAAAGTGTGTGAAGAATATTACGTGGATTATTGTAACGAAAACTGCGGTCAGAGTCATGGGCGCATCGACATTGTAAAGCATAAGTTAGTTTATAATCAAGTGACACTACGATGAACAATCCGCTAGCAACATTAGTATCATGGCAAACCAGAACAAGCCAATTAGATGGCTGGACCGCATATCATCTTGCAGCTGGTGCTTTCCTTGCAAAAATATTTATGTGGCTAAACTGGTCTGATTTTTGGGTGGTGATGGGCGTATTTATTATTGGTGTAGCTTGGGAAATATTTGAATGGTTTATAGAAGGAGATGCAGAGACATATGGCACAAAAAAGGCTTGGGCCTATAATACTGCATCTGATCTAATCGTAGAAACTGCAATTGCATGGTGGATGGTATTATGACAGAAATCGCTGATCTTTATTTACAGCTAGGTAGCGCTGGTTTTATTTGTGTGTTATTTGGATTTATGATTTACAATCTTATCCAAGAAAACAAAGCACAATCAGAGGATCTAGAAGAGATTAAGCAAAGCATACATAAAATGGAGTCTGTACTGGATTCTAGTATGAATATAAACGTAAAGCTTATTGATCGATTAAACTCTAGCGATAAAGATAGAGAAATATTCTGGCGTGATTTATCGGATGATATGGCCTATCTCAAGGGTCGCATTAATGGGAGAACATAATGGATAGTTTAAAAGTAACATCGATTAGCTTTGCAAACTATGGCGTGTATTTAGCAGAGATTAATCTACTGTTACAATGCATCGTAGCAATTATGAGCATTATATATTTAGGACTTAAGATAAAAGGGAAAGCAAATGGACATTAAATCAATCGTAGTAGGCGAAATAACCAAGCAAGTGGAAGCTAGTATACCTCAGTTAACAAACGGCCTAGAATCGCTTGTTATCAGTAAAATACAATCTAAAGAATTTGAAAAAGAATGGGCAACAGCTATTAATTCAAAACTCAATCTACCGTTAATGAACGAAGCGCAAGAGCAAGAGCTATTTGAGACACTTGTAGATAAGGGTACAGATATATTAGCGGGTATCATGTCCAAGTTATTGCGAGGTAAATAATGATTACGTACCGAGGAGAACGTTTTTCCGGGTACAATAAAGTCAAGCGGACACCCGGTAAGCGCAAGAAATTTGCTGTACTGGCCAAACAAGGTAAGCGAGTCAAGCTAATTCGTTTTGGTGATCCAAACATGCGAATTAAAAAGTCAAGTCCAGCAAGACGTAAATCGTTTCGCGCGAGACACAAATGCGATTTACCAGCAACAAGAAAGAATAAATTAACTGCACGGTATTGGTCGTGCCGAAATTGGTGATAATATGAAGATAAAAGGCGTTAGCGTAACAGGATTAACGAAAAGACAAATAAGTGCGATGCGAAGACATGCTCGTCATCATACAGCAAAGCATTTACGCTCAATGGTAAGAGCGATGAAAAAAGGCAGAACATTTACACAATCACATAAATCAGCGATGCGTAAGGTTGGAAGATGAAAAAGAAGCGAAGAAAGTCAAGAGTAAACGAAGCGGGTAACTACACCAAGCCAACTCTTCGTAAAAGATTGTTTTACAGAATCAAACGTGGAAGCAAGGGGGGACCCCCAAATGTTTGGAGCGCTCGTAAGGCCCAGCTTCTCGCAAGAGCATATAAAAAAGCGGGCGGTGGTTACAGATAATGGCTTTAAAAAAATCACAAAAAAGTTTAAAGAAATGGACCAAGCAAGATTGGGGTTACGTTTCAAAAGGCGATAGCAAAAAA